CCAATAAGAATCACCAAACGCTTCAGATTGTGTTATTAGGTTAGTTCTTTGTGGCTCAAGTTTTAAAGCACCTTGTGTATTACCTAAAAAATCTATTCTAGGTTGTCCACTACCAACAGTTTCAATTAAACCATCTTTATTTATAACAGTAGCCTTTGATGCTCTTGTAAATGTAAAGGGCAGAGGCTTGTAGTTGTTACTTTCTGAATTGTAACCAAGCAAAGAGCCTTCTTTAGTTGCCCAATTACCATCTGTTCCTAAATTTAAAGTATTTGCCATATCTATATTATTGAATATTGTTGTGCTTGTGCCATATCTGAAAAAGATGTCCAAGAACTGATTTTTTCTAGTTCGCTATCTGTTAATGCTGTATTGTAGTATTGTACTTGTTTTGTGTTTCCGTAGAAAGGGGCTATTCCATCTCCTCTGTCAAATGATAATTTATTTAAACCACTTGGTACAACACCGCTTGTGTCAGTTCCAACTTCAAACCCATTAACCCATAATTCAAAATTATTTGCTTTATATTTAAAAAGTATTTTATTCGTATTACTTATGCTTGGAGGAACAAATGGTATAAATGCTTGTGTTGTTGAATTCACACATTGTCCGTAAATTTTATTATCAATAATATCATATAAAATAGTAATTCTTTGATTAAGTGTTCCATCACTCAAACTAATAAGTCGATAACTTCCCTCATCTGTTAAAGCACTTATCTCTGCCATCAAAACACCTTCTGAAGAATTAAACGTAGAAGCATCTCCAGAGCCATTAGCAGTTTCTGCTTGACGAGTTGCTGAAGCTCCGTTAGTAGGTATGTAAGAAGTTGCGTAAGAGCCTTGTTCTAGTTGTGCGCCAAATATGTAAATATTATTATTTACGTTTCCAGTAAAACTACTTGCTCTACTATCTGAAATAGATTTTATTGAAGATATAAAGTAAGTAAAAGTTGTTGATGCAGTTGTAACAGTAGTTGAACACCTATACCACTCATTTCCGAAATATTCTATATCGGCAGATGTAGTTCCGTTATTCTCAAAAACACCTTGATTAACATCAAAATTAACATAAGGGTTGCCAATAACGTTATTAGTTCCAAAAAGAATTTGAACAAATTCATTAGTGCCTTTTTTTATAAATACAGAAACAGTATGACTAACACCACTTGCAACAGTTAAGTTTTGAGAAATTGCGTGTAAACCACTATCAGACGTTTCTGATATTTTATCAGCACTCAATGTTCCATCTGGAGATATTAAATTATTTGTAGATACCGAACTTCTTGTTTGAGCCCATTGATTAAAATCTTCACTATAAGCAATCAAATTAGTTCTCTCTGGCTCTAATAACAAACTAGGACACCCATTTACAACACCATCAATCAAAGGATATTCAAGTCTAGGCACATTTGAATCAACTGTTGTTATTAATCCGTTTTTTGCTATTCTTGTGGCTGAGCCACTTCGTGAAAAATCAAAATCCCCATCTCCATCAGTAGGAAAAATAGAATAAACTTTTTGTGATTTATAACCACTTGGGATGAATAAAAGACTTGCTTGATCCGCTAAAGACATATTTTTATAGTTTTATTTATTATGTTGTTTTTTATAAAGACAATTTTGACTGTACGCAATCAACCGCCTCAATTGTTCCGCCGTCAGCAATAACTCTTGCAACGTAATTTTGAACTATTATAGAGTAAAAAATACTTTTTTGATCGACTTGTAAACTTAAACCTAATCCAATCATATATTTTTACCTTAAATAACAAATAACCTTACCGCTTGCAACGCTAACATCATCAAAGTTTCCATAAATAACAACACCGGTACTCATAGATAACGAACTTATTGAAGTATCGCCTCCTATTGTATCAATGTCGCAAGATATTACTGATGATTCTATCGCTTGTATTGCACAAAAGTTTTCTCCCGCTAAAGATGTAGCTGATGCAACAATTACTCTTAAACCCTTGTCTCCGAATGATAATTTTTGAAATTCACTAGAATAATATAAATCTGACGCCATTTTTTTTATTTAAATTTTATATTCACAAAAATACAAAAATTTAAATTATTTATTTTAGCCATTCTTTCTAACGGCAGAGCCAAAGAAATATCCGAAAATTGATAATACAATTCCTTCACAAATTCCTATAAGATGAATCCAAACTTCTTTGTTAGATTCCGGGATTTGTAAATAAACAATCGCATAAATAATAAAAGCAAAGGCGCCTAATCCAATAACACCGGTCAAATTAAACATAAAGTCAAAGCCTCCTGATTTAGCCTTTTCAACTTCTCGTTTTCTAGCCGAATCTCTGTCTGCAACTTCTAACTCATATAACTCAATCAGTTCATTGTGCAATTGTGTTTTATCTTGACTTGTCAATTCAGGCTCGTTGTCAATTAAGTTTTTAACAACTCCTAAAACTCCTTTTTGTGGAAGTATATCGCCAACAAAACCCGGTATTTTTTTTAATATAAATTGACCAACTTTTGTGTCTTTAAATTTTTTTTTCGGCATTACTCTATAAATTTATATTCATCAAACGCATTAAAACTCGGACAAGCCTTTTCACTAAAATCCCTATGGCCATAAATAACCGCTTTAGAATGCAATTTTTTTAGTGTTTTTAACAAGATTAAAAGACTTTCTTTTTGTTGTGGCGTTCTTGTATCTTTAGGATCTAAACATTCGTCTAAACCTCCAATATAGCAAACGCCTATTGACATTTTATTTTGACCTCTTGAATGTGCGCCTATTTTCTCAACATTTCTGCCATAGGAAATTGAGCCGTCTAAATGGACAATATAATGATAGCCAATATCAGAAAAGCCTCTTTCTAAATGCCAACTCTTTATTTCTTCAGCGCTTGTTTTTCTACCCTCCGGCGTAGCGCTACAATGGATGATGATTTTGTTTATTTGTCGCATTGTTTTGTTTTAGAAATGTGATATAACTGTAATTAAAAAGTTCTCAACTGTTGCCGTTGCTCCTGATTTATCAACTCTAACTTGAATTTTACAACCACTTGTTAAAATATCTGTATGCGTAAATAATTGGGTAGTTCTTGAATACCTTACTAAATCATTATTGTTTGCAATATTATCGTGCATAAATTCAACAGTTTTTCCGGTATCAGGAAAATATAAACGTGCGTCAAGTCTTGTATTTGATGCTCCGGCAGTTATATCGAAATCGTTTCTAACAATCATAACTCTACCGGCTCCAACTTCAGAAAAATCTAATGAGTTGGATGCTGAGTTCCATAAGTCGCCAGTTACAAAGCTAGGCTTGTATGTTGTTACTGTTCCGCTTCCGGCCTTGTCATTTGTTAAATCTGTCCAAACATTTGAAGTTAAATTTATTGGCGTTGTCGTAGTTGCTGAATCTTCATAATCAACCCATCCACCTTGCGAATCATACAAAGCATTTACTGAATTTTTTATTTCGTTTATATTAGCAGCAGTTACCTTATTAGCTTCAGGAAGTACTGAGGTTTGATTGTCTGATTTTGTTAAGAAAGTTATTTTAGCCATTATTTATATTTTATGATTGTAATTCGTTTTGTAATTCACTTTGTAAACCTCCAACTGCGTTAATTTGTTCAATCTTGTTTGATAGTTCAATTATACCTCTAAAATAAGTTGAATCTGCTAGATCATCTTCTAAATAGGTAACGCCATTGTTTACACTTGTATAAACATTAAATCCGTTAGGCGCTAAATCAATATAATTTGCAGACCTAGTTCTAACATTTTCAAGGCATTGTGAAACCATTAAATTAGTGTCTAATTGTCCACCATCATCTGAATAAAATTTTGAAATACATTCTATTCGTGTTATTGTTTCGGTTATGAATGATTGTTGGTTTTGGTCTGTTTCGTCTGTTGAAACTGAATAAACTCTAATTAATGGATAGGTTGCATCCGTTGGAATACGATTGTAAATCGGTACGGCGACATTGTTAATTAAAACATTGCCGTTTAATTTTGCAATAATTCCTTTCCTTACATAGTGAATCGCCTCTAACATCTTATTTTATTGCTTTTTTAATTTCGCCATTTAAACGAGTTAATAATTTTTTTAATCCTATTCTAGCAGAGCCAAAGAAAAACGGCTGAGGTTTCATATAACCTGGCTTAGCGCCTTTAAATTGTTCGGCATAACTCTTTGGTATTCCTAGTTCTAGCATATCATCAAATGTTACAAAAGCACCCGTTCCAAATTCTAGGTAAGGCGCATATTTTGCTCCGGCTATAACCTCCACAGTTTTGCCTTTCTTTTCTGACCTTATTGATTGCCTTAGTGTACCCTTATCAACTGGTGCAGCTCTTTTTGCAATCCTAGCTATATCCATACCGGCCGAGCCTAATTCTCTTGATAACGTATTTTTATCAAAGGAACGCAAATTGTCTAACTTTTTTTTAAGTTGAGCCAAGTCAGATTGGTCGATTTTAATATTCATTTTATTGAGATTTTGTTGCTAATAATTTAGTATAAAAATCTAAATCAAACTCATACTTTTCATTTATACGATAATTCTTTGTACCGCCCTCTAATGTAAATATATCTCCTAACTGAATTAAATCTGCGGTATTTTTACGCATCATTATTTCAATCTGAACGTCTTGCGTTCTTTTACCTAGTTTGTCGCTTATATCTCCGCTAATTTGCTTTAAATTGCACCATACAGTTGCAACCTCTGACAAAGTAGAATTAAACCCGCCAAATTCATCAGGCGACTTAACTAATCGCTTTATTGTTATTTTAGAATCTAGTTTTCCGGCGTCCATTAAATAAACATAGTTTTATAAGACGTTAAAATTTGTCTTGTTGATGTTGGTATTTCTGAAACATTATCTTGCTCAGTAATAAAATCCGCCCTATTATCGTAATACGTTGATATAAGTTGCAACATCGCTTGTTTTACTAAAGAATCATTTATTCCTAATGTTACATAGGTAATTTTAACTCTTTCGGCAGAGCCTCCATCTAGTTCAATCGTTTCATTATCTAAGCCAAGTATTTCATAATCAGTTGTATCCGTTCCGTCAATAGTTATTTCTGAAATACTAGCAATCGGGCCAAAAGGTAAATCAAACAAACCATTGGTTGTATCTAAGTAGTACGTTCTATTTTTTGGAACAATATCTCTTGAAATATAATTTTCGCACCATATTCGAGCCTGAGAAATCATTGCGGTAATTAAATTATCGTCTGCACTTGTATCAATACGAGCGTAGTCTTTAACATTTTGAGCCGTTAATATTTCATTCCCGGTTGTTGCGTTGATTTTAATTTGTCTCATCTGATTTGATTTCTTTATATTCAACCTTTAGTTCTTTAGTCTCAAAGGTTTGCTTTTCTTTCTTTTTAGATATCTTAGATCCTAAACCTTTTTTTATCCAGTTCTCAGCAGTATTTGCGTCTAACTCTACAACATCGCCCTCATTGTAACGCTTGTCTCCTTTTAAAATGGATTGTTTTATTTTTAGTTTCATATTATGAATATTTTTGTAAAGATAAAAAAAAAGCGCCACATTAGTTTGCGACGCCTTTTCGTTGGAAAACAAAATTGAAAACATTTAAAGTTCTGCAAAGTTATTAAAATATTTTAAATATTTAGGCGATGTTAATTCAAATGATTTTCGTTTGCCGTCATTTTTTAAAATAAAGAATCCGTCTTTGTCTCTGTAATAAATAGCAAAAAAATCTACGTCTTTTTTACTGTAAGAGTTTTTCTTTGTATCTCTTAAAAAAACTCTTGTTCTGTTTTTATGATTGTGAACTGATTTAATTTGTACTTTAAACAATCCTTTAGGCGTTTCAATGATGCAGTCATACCTTGAAGTATGTAATAAAGGAAAAGAAACATAAAAGCCGTTTTCCATTGCGGTAGTTGCAAACTTATATTCAGCTAAACATCCAATTTGACTGCTATCCATATTTGTAAAGATAACAAAATAAAAAAAACCCACGTTTTAACGTAGGTTGGTAATCATTTGAAAGCGTTAAGGAGTTACCTATTGGATGCGTTTAAGCAACTAAAACAACAATAATGTTTGCCTAAAGAAACATCAACTCCGCACTCCATACATTCGCTCCTTTCCTCTAAAGAATCTAAATGCTCGTTTAATTCGTGGTCAACTATACACATAACTTCTTTTTTTCTAGGTAATTAATTTCTCTTTCTAAACAAGTAATCGCCTTTTCTAAATCCTCAATCTCTGTGTCTTGTTTTTTTACTCCCGCCCTTACAATGTATTTAACGGCGTTTCCTCTAGCAAAGGATAAATTGTAATCGTTTGCTATATCTATGACGTCATAGTTTGCGCCATTGTCGTAGTGTTTTGGTTTGCTCATTATATTCCAAATATTAAACCCGTTAATAATCTGACTATGAAATAGCTAGGCGCTAAAATCAATACTAATGTTTGTAGTTTTTTCATTTTGTTTTATTTTAAAATTTTATTTAGAATTTTATTTGCTTGTGTGTCGTTATTTGCATTAGTAAATACAAAATCAACTAATCTTGATTGTGAATAACCATTATTAAATTTTACTTGTGCTTCTAAAAATAATTTTTGAAATGTCATTTTGTTTGTCTTAACGTGGTAGTTTGTTTCCCACCCTCCAAAGATAAAACCTTTTTTGGAATTAAAAAAATATTTTCAGTTTTTTTTAAAGTTTTTTTTCATTTTATTTGTAAACCCTTGTAAATTAAGGGCATAAAAAAAGACCTAGAAATTAATCTAGGCCTTTCAAAATAAATTATTTTAGTTATTATGGAGTCTCTAATGCTGCGATTGCAGTTGAGAAAGTTCCATTTACAAACGCATTTGGTAAGTAGTTTGTTAAAGCAACTCTTTCGCTTACTCTAACAGTTACAAATCCATCTCTTACGTTAGTTCCATCCTCTCTAAAGAATTCAACATTTACACCTTGTCTAACCCATAACTGAGTACCGATACCAAAGTTTCCAATTAAGAAACTTCCCGCAGCGATTGCAGTGTTTTGAATTACTTTTACTCCTGAAAAAGAAGGTTGTAATCCGTTATAAACTTGGTCTTTCAAGTATTTGTTAGTTGAATCTTTTAACAATAAGATTTTGTTAAAGTCAGTAGGATTTAACATAATACAGTCAGCGCTATAATTCAATAATGATAATTGATTTAATGCAGCAACGATAACGTCAAACTCATTTGCAGATTCAACAGACTGATAAAAAGCACCACTTGCAGAAACATCAAAGTCAGCTGCGTCAGTAATGATTCCACTTAAATTAGCACCAGTTCCATCTCCGCTTAATATTTGAGCATCTTCTACTTCTAAAAGTTTCTCAGGCGCTCTTGCAGAAAGGTATGATGTTAATTGAGGCGTATCAGCTAACATTTCCTCAGAAATACGGAAGTAAGTTCCGATTTTTCTTACGTTAGCATCAGCCGCAGTCATATCAAAATCAGATTGTGTTAAAGTAGTACCTTCAGCAGTTGCAGCAGCACCATTAGAATATCCTGATTCTTTTACATATCTTACAACATCAGATTGAGTTGATCCAGTAGCTAGTAATTGTCTTACGTGAACTGGTCTTGTTGGGTCAAATTTATAACCTGGTACTCTGTCCGCTGGAATTACCTCTCCGGTAAAATCAGCAGCAACAGTCATATCTGCTTTTAATTCAAATGATGCGCTTCTTGAATTACCTTTTGCAATTCCTTCTACCGCTCCATTATCCAACGCCTCTTTTAAAGCACTTTTAAAAGTTACTTTCTTTTGGCTATTGAATTGTTTTTTGTTTGCTACTTCCATAGCGTCTAAACGCTCGTTTAATTTAGTAGCCATTTCGCTAACTCCTGATTTTACAATCTCGTTAGCTTTTTCAACAACGTTGTTTACAACGTCTGAATTAGATTTTTCAATCTTTGCGTCAATAGACTTGCTTATTCCGTCTATTTGACCTTTTAGTTCTTCGTTCATTTTTTTATGAATTTAATGAATTTAATAAATAATTATAC